CAAACATTCCATCTGCGTACATGATCTGTATATCCCCAAACAATTCTTCATCTAAACCATCTATGTATTCTGTCGTATGTCCATTAAACACCATTGCCGCAGTTACCTGCCGGCGCAGGCTTCTTCTTAATTTTTTTTTACTGTCTTATAGTCAGGCTTAATTGCCTGGTCAATTGCTTTAAGAATTTCTTGCACCGCAAATTCGGGGAACTCAGAAGTTATTTCATCATAGGTTTCTGTTACCGGTTCGTTGGTTTCTGAAACTAATAAATGAAAATATTCTTCAACTCTAGTTTCTTCGATTGCGGCAAAAGTTGCAATTTGTTTTACGGATTTTCCATCAACAATTAAATCATCATCAAGCAGTTCGATGGTTTGTTTTTCTTTGTTAATGGCTTCCAAAAATTCTTTGCCACCTTCTTCCAAAGTTTTACGCAGGGGCGCGGCAAACTTATCATATAGTTTGGCAACCTTGTCTTCGGGCGGGTTAACAATCTTGGCGGTGATTTCTTCCATTTCTTTTTTCAATGGAACGCGAACGCGAATATCAAACTTCACTTCGCCCAGGTCAACGGTTGCTTTTTTAATCTTGGTTTGATCGGCAACAATCTCATAAGACTTGCCTAATTTGCTTGATAGTTTTCCCATTATTCCGATCCCTTAACAATCTTTAAGTAAATAGCATTGTTCAACTTCACCGCATATTCGGCGCATTGTTCCGGTGTCATTTTGTCCGCATGGTGTTTGGCGATTTCATAAGCAATATGAATTCCTGCCAACCGTTGTTGCGGAAAGCCAAACCAGTTCTTTTGCCCGGTGTTGAATTGAGTTACTAGAAAAGTAAGTAGGGCTTCCGAGTTATTCGGAAAGGGGTTGTTGGGTATCGTATTATTGTTTATTGTCATATTTTGTAAACAAGCCCCCGAAGGGGCTTGCCTGCTTAATTAACTATTAGACCAACCATAAGCGTTGCCGCCGGTTGGGTGAAGCGTAAAGATAAACTTGCCTTCTGCGCTTGGGCTTAAATCCCATTGCAAACCACCAACGCGGGCGTTGAAAGCGTAAGCAACGGTATCGGTACCATCGTAAGCGGCGATTACATAAGTACGAATAATCGTACCGTTGTAACCATCATCACGAATTAACAATTGTGCAGGATCGGCAGGATTCCATGCGGCGGTTACTGTTAAAGAAGTAACCTGGTTTTGCGTGGTGATCTTCGCACCGGTACGCGCACCTGCTACGCTAAATGCCGCAAACGCATCATCGGCACCAAACGCGGGAATGGCTTCAACTGGAACTTGAATACCTGCGGTTCCAAGACCACCGGCAGAAGTACCAATAATTGTTTCGGTATCTGCCCAGGTGCCTAGTTCTGAATCAGTAAAAGGGGTTGGCGTTGCGCCTGATTGTGTCCAAAGGGTTGCAACATAACCCGGAAGAATTTTGTTAATGAGTGCCATTTTTCAATTCCTTTTTGAAAGTGTTAAACAAAAATTTCGTGTCATGTTGGTATATCCAAGGTGCAATCCAAAACAATTTGGTTCAACCCCAATTCATTATCGTATGTATTGTAAAGCCAATTTACATCGCATTTAGCAGCGAAGAAACCGCTAACGCCGCCAAACTGCCCTGAATATCCATGCAATGATTGTAATATTGTGTTGCTTAAATTGAAAGCCGTCTGCATGGATTGGGCAAATATATTGACCTGGAATATTGGGCGGTCAATACCTTTATTGTTTTGGGTTTGTCCGGTATAAACCGGTTGATGAACATTGCGTAAATTCCAAACCAGGAAAGAAGGTTCGGTTGCAAAGTTGCGGTTAAAACTTGCATATACGGGCGTGGGCGTTACCACCTGCCCCAACTGGTATTGGATGGCTTCGCCGTACTGGATTGGATTATTCTGCGCCATATTAAAGTGGTACCGTAGGATCGTTTCGATAGCAAACAAAGGTTACCTTTTGGCGATCATTTGATTCGCGCACATCGGTAATCCGGTATTCCTGTCCGCGCCAGGTGATACTGTAATCATCCTGGTTAATACTCATGGTGCGGGTGTTAGGCGTGTAGTTAACTGTTAGGTTAATTAAGTCCGAATAAACCCGGTACCGTTCGGATATACGCAACATATTCGATACATCGGAAACCAGGGCGCGGGTAGTAAACCACTTCGTTTTTGAAGTTGATTGTTCCCCTAAACTGTTAACGGTAGTGTTAACAGTATTTATATCAATGGTTTCATAGCGAACGATTGTCATTACATAACCAGGGTTTTGTATGGGCGCAACAACTGATCTACGCCGTATGGAATAGGTGCGCGTTGCCCAACCGTTGCGCCAACTGCATCGCGGGAGTTGTAGTAATGCGTTAACAATAACAATCCTGCTTGCTTCACCGCAGGATAAGTTGCAACTTCGCTTGCATTAACTGTAAATAATGCTTCAATTGGATTGGCAATATTCTGCGCCAATGGTGTTGGAATACCTTGCGTTACGATAATTCGGCTACCAGTTGGATCGTAGTAATAATCCGCAGGATCAAGCGGGGTACGAACTGCGCCGCTAGTGCCTGCCCAATATGCCACTTCGTTAATGGTTACCCCTGCCGCGCCCGGCGAAGATTCCGGCAAATCCAAATAAACCGCCGTACCGTTTACAACAAACCCAGGGTTTGAATAGTAAGTACGGTATTGGGTATTAACAATTGCTAATCCCAAATAATCTTCAATCGCAAAACGAACCGCCAAACCTAAACTGTTAATGTAAGCATCTTGGCTTTCATCATCTATCAGGTTAAGTTGTTGGGTCATTTCTTCAAGCGTTAGCCAGGTTGTAACAACATCCCGGTTAACCTGTTCAATCTTTTCATAATTGAACGGGTTTCTATTGCTTGCGTAAAACGGGGCAATTGTTTGGTTTTCAACCGCCATGATTACCCCCTAAATTAACCGACTAAACGAACACCCGCGAAAACATCCAGGATCGTGCTACAAACGCGCTTCTCTGCAAATAGGTACACGAACCCTGGCGCAGTTTGATCGAAGCGTTTGATACTCATTTGGTTGTTATCTGCGATGGTTACAAAGCGTTCCCAATCTGCCAAGTAAACGGGGTTGTTACCTGCACCCGCAACTTCCATATATGGGTTAGGGATTACCCTATGTCCAAAGATATATACAACTGCGCCGCCATCGTCATCGCCGGCTTCAACAAACATTGGCGAACCGCCGGTTGAACCTTTTAATTTGCGGATTGCACCAATCGTAGTTGGGTGCATCATCCAACAAGTAGAAGGTTTGAACAAATACTGGGCGGGTAATGCCGCCATTAAATTTGCTAAATCGTCATACGATACTGCGCCTGCGCTTGCCTGGTTAACTTCCAATACGGTATGAATACCATTAGTAATCGCGCTACCGTTTGAACCAAACGCCGCCGCGCTAGTGCTACCAGGGTAAGAGTTCAAACCACGCAAGCCGCTTGTTGCGCCGTATGCGGTAGTAGTGCTACCTGCCTGGTCATTGTTTAGCATCATGGATTGGGCTTCAACCTGGGAAAACTCCAGGGCTAAATCCATAACCAATGTTTCTTCCAGGTTATCAATATCGGAAAGGATTGCAGTACGAACTGGCAATACCGCGTTTACATCGCGAATCGGCAATTGCCAAAATGCGGTTGCCTGATTTGGCGAACCTTCATTGGTGTTAATGCCATAACCCCAGGGGTTTGTTGCATCCTGGGAGTTACCAGTTTTAACAACAAACGCCTGATCGGAACCGGTAGTTACGATTTGGCGCGATACTTGGCGAAAAGGGTTTGCAAGGCGAAGTGATGCAAACGCATCATCGTATATAACGCGCCCGCCAACATCCGAACCTGAACCAGTTAACGCGCTTGCTTCGCGCAAGTTAACCGTTGCTTGCCCTTCAAGTAGGGCTTCTTTAATGCCTTGAAATATTGCGCTATTATCCATTTTCCTTAGTTCCTTTTCTGCCCATGTTTTGCCAGGATCACCACCCCACAATGCCCACGCGATACGCCCCGCACTTGGGTACCCATCCTCGCCAGGCTTCCAACCTTTGCCCTGCTTATCTACTTCATGCCGGGCAAAATAACTAACCATTCGTGCAATTGTCGCGCGGGGTAAATCCTTACCGTTGCTAATATCACGCGCCCTTGCAACTCCAACTTCTGTACCACCTCGCCCAAATTCCTTACGCCATTCTAAGCCCCTGCGGGCTTCTGCTTTCATAGCATCGGTTGGTTTAGGCATTTATCTTTTTCTATTCATTTAAGAAGGGGGGCAAAGCCCCCCAACTTTATTACGCGCCCGTTGCGGTAGAACGGTAACGAATGATTGCAAATGGATCAACAACGCTAGAACAAACGCGCTTCTCACCGTAGAAGGTGATAAAGCCAGGTGCGGTTTGATCGTAACGGCGTAGAACCATGTTCAAACGGTCAACAATGGTATGTCCGCGAGTAAAATCACCGAAGTACATTGGGTACTTAGAAACGGTACCAGGTGATGCGCCTGCGGCAACTGGGCTATCAACATAGTTGTTAACAACTACATCGTAACCTAGCAACTTACCAACAATACCTTCGTAAACGCCAGGTGCCATGCGTTCAAATACTGGGGTGTTGTTATCGTCAACCATGCCACGAATAAACGAAAGCATCAATGGCGAAACCATGAACTTATTGTTAGCGTTCCAATATTGTTGTGGAAGGCTATGCAAGAAGTTGATAAGGTCAGCAAAGACCATTTGGCTTGTTCCGCCTGCGGCGTTGGTGGTCAACTGGTCATAAGTTGCAATGCTATGCAAACCTGCGCTTGCGCCAGTTCCGCTAGAACCAAATGCGGCGGTAGAAATTGTGCCACCGGTGTAAGTACCGTTTGCGCCAGGATAGTAATCCAAACCACGCAAACCGTTTGTGCCACCGGTTGCAGTAGTTGTAGAACCTGCCTGGTCATCGTTGGCGATCATGGATGCGCCCTCAACTTGCGAGAACTCAACCAACATATCATCAACCACATTGGCTTCCAAACCATCAATATCATCCAAAGCCGCAGTACGGATTGGGAATTGGGTGTTGATGTCTTGCAAAGTCAATTGCCAAATGTTTGTATTCTCAGTAGTTGCGGCACCATTGTTCTGAATGGTGTAACCCCATGATGCGCCTGCGTTACCTGTCTTAGCGCGGAACTGATAGGTTGCGCCATCGGTAGATACATTGCGTGAAAGTCCGCGCATTGGGTTTGC